GGATCGTTGCAGGCAACAATGCTATTCGCGGCGTGTAGCCTCACAGCAGCCAGCGATAATGTTTGAAGCGGTGCACATAGGTGCGAATAGGTGCTAAAGGCCGCATAAACAGCGGGGATTCTACGTGCGGACCTGCCTTAATCGACACGGTTAGTGAAAAGGGTAGATCCCATGCAGTATGAAAAGGGTAGATCTGCCCCCAGGAATGCCCACGTGGCGCGATCGAGCACTGGTTGAATCTAGTCTCTGGTGGGGATAGAACCGTTTGCCGCATATGTGCCCAGCGCATCCGCTACGAGCGTGTTCACTCGGTCTGGTTTCCAACTGACACAAAACTCTCTAATCCTCGTTTCACATTCATCGGCTGACCGACTCTCGCGGACGATCCGCGCGATTGGCGCAAGGCTTCCGCGAAAGGCCTGCGCCAGATCTGCGGCACCGGCTTGCGCGATCGCATTAAGATGCCGAGGTGTTGTCCGCCCTGAAGAAAAGACAAATTGACCAGGAACAGAAAAAGGCGTGGGACCCTGACCTTGGGCGCTCCGCTCGATCTGTAACCCAACCCGTTCGCTGACTTGGGAGAGAGAATCTTCCGACACCTGCAGTCCGGCTTTGTAAAGCGCCTCCAATAAAGCTATCGTCGACTTTATTTTTGATTCTGATTCTGAACCCCACGCCATGATGGGAGGTTTGCCTGGAAAGCGATTAATCGTACACCACTGGGTGACCAATTGATCTCGCAACGTTTCAGCCAAGAGACGGGCGTCGAACTTTCGAATATCTTGGCGGACTGTTTCCTGAACGTCAGAGGCACCTGATCCCAGTCCGGTCGGCTGAGCTTCAGCGGAAAGCGTTTGCCCCAGGACGAGTTTTGACATCTCACGGTTACAGATCGTCAAAAACCTATCGAAGGCATCTCCGGAATCCGATGCGGCCGCCTGCTTGATCTCGACATCTGTATCCTCCGACACAGCCAATCCTCCAAGTCTGGTGGCAAGAGCGAAGGCGCGTTCGAGTATTGTTCGACCTTCTTCATCTGCGTATTTTCCAAGCAGGAAAGGCGATCCATACCGATCGAGAAACTTCGCCCACCATTCCCGATCCATTGTTGCCAGCAGCCACCAGAATAAGACCGATCTCATCGGTCCACCCCAATTGTCGGGAGAGGAGAGTAAATGTCCTCGGTGAATAATATAGCGATCGGGATTCGCTTCATGTTTAGTTCCGAGCGCTTGCCCATTAATTGGATCAACGTCGAAGATCATCATGTGACCAGAGGTGAAGTCGAGCAATTGATAAGGCACCGGCATGAGCGTTTCTATTGTATAACCTGACCCGGTGGGTTTGTAGAGTTTCTCCAGGACACTGACCGGATAAAGTGAGGCATCCAGCAGAAAAGAGCATGCTCTTGTCCAACCCTTGAATGCGGATATCTCGGATTCCACCGCCGTTGCTGTATCAACATCAGCCTGGACCTTCTTATCGAACGGGAGAAACTGAAGAGCGTCTCCCAGGACAGCCAGTTTCCGCTTGCTGAACTCGGTCTGAAGATGAGAACTGGCCAAGACCATATCTCTATAGAGAGCAAAGAGATCGCGTGTCTGCCCCTGTTCTGCCGCACTGATTACACTATGAACCAGTTCGACTGTTACACCCCGAGCCATCGATGGAGGTTCGGCCCGTGAATCCGATACCGTGATTATGCGTGTCGGAATTACAGACTGCGGCAAACGATTGATCCAGCTTCTAATCGTGGTTCTTAAATTCATGCGTATACCACTCCTCTTTCCTTTATGTGATCCGACCTGTGATCAGGACGCATCGGAAGTCCACGACTTGAACGATCATCGGAGCGGCCGTAGGTTCCTCGTTGTGTGGCACTGGCCTCAACCTTTCCGGACTTCTTAACGATCGCCCATCGGGCCAATTTACAGCCATCAAAAGTATCGCCGTGCAATCCATCCACATCGGGTTCGCAGATGAGTGCGCCACGTTCCTTCTTCACAAGCCGCCAATCATTTCGTATATATCGTTCGGGCGGCAGCGTGAGATGGTTGTCGTCCAGGTCGCCGATCAATTCGCCGCCAAGAAACTGTTTCATGGTCATCGGTTCATACCCGGGTTTTTCAATGGTCTCACTGCCGACAACTATTTCTACAGGCAGAAGGGCTCGAAGTGACTTCTTCAATCCCGAGGCAAAGTACTTCTCGTTTGTGCCATCGATACAGAGTCTTTTAGCCCGGCCGCCATCAGGTCTTTTAGCGATCGTTTCTACGACCCTGCGAACACGCTCCTCCGCGACCTGTTCATCTTTCGTCTTCCATGTCATGATTACAGGGAAGGCATATTCGATCCCGGTTTGCTCGCAAACAGACAAGGCGCTGGGATTGCTCTTTTCTTTTGTTGTAGTAGCGACGTCAAAACCAAGTCCAATTTTTCCCGGTCCCAACTTACTCAGCAATATATGCTGTGCCGCATCGAAATCGGAGTCCGATTCAATCGGCAGATGTACACATTTGCCAATGCCGCGTTGCTGGGCAGTGTCGAGCGCCATGATGCCGCAGGCTCCAATGCCCCCAATAACAAACTTCACTCCATAGTTGCGGTCCCAGGCATCCTTGTTGGATTCACGTTTGCGCGATTCAGCGGGTGCCAATGCTTCCCCGGTTTGGAGATCATAAAGCGGCACGCCGTCGGCATAGGCGTCAAAGGCATCGACACGCAGAACCATGACGTGCATATCGCTCTCATAGAGGTTGCCTTCCGGGTTGGGTTTGAAATCGAGTCCAACCGGAGGACACAACATCTCGAACGCATAGTGCGTATCATCAGGCGGCGGCGTTGTCGAAAGCGTGACACGGAACTCAGGATTGCTGGCCACGATCGGAGAGACCGCTTCCCATACTTCCCGCCAGTTCTTGACGAAACCAATCTCGTCGCACATCAGGTCTCCGGTTTCACCTACGGTGTCCGGCAGCAAGGCTACAACCTTTGTGCGCGAATAAATCGATCGGGTATGATAGAAACGGAACTCCAGACGCTGTGCCTCGAACAAACCGGCGAAATCATCAGGGGTCAATTTGTCCGGTGTTTTCTGCGTCTCTGAATCTACAACTTGAAGAGAACCCTGTCCCTTTTTAGCATCCGACACCAGCGAGGAGATCGCGCTCTGAAGGATCTCCGCTTCCTTTCTGACTATCTCGCGGGAGAGGTTCAGTTTGGCCGATCCAAAGATGACGGTATGGTTCCGTTTCTTCATCATCTTCTTGAGAGCAATCCGGGCGAACGTAGTGGTCTTGCCATATTGCCTACGGGCGAGAAATGCCAGTAGGCGATACTCATCGGTTAAGCGCAGAAAATGTCTCTGCGCTGTTCGCATGGATTGAATGCTCACTTCCAGTCCTCTCCAAACATCAGGCGACCAAGTCTCTCAACCTTTTCGTCGGCACTAGACTCAGGCTGGTCAGCGATATCTTTTGCCTTCTGATCCGTGTACCACTTCAAGTATAGTTTGGCGGTTTCGCGCTGGAACTTCTGACGGAGAAGATCAAGCGCCTCTCCCTTTTGCCCAACCTCAATGGCCTTCAATCGCGCCTTCTCGGCATCGACCAGCGTGTTAAGAAGAGGCTGCATTTTCTCGACATCTTCATCGGAAAGTCCGTCAAGTTTGTCGTCGATATCCCCGGCTATTCGGGCAAGAATGCTTTGCGCCAATGATCCCCCGGCTGCCTTGGCCAGCCGCATGGAGAGTTCCGCCCTCTCTCGAGTGCGTTCAACTTGTGCTTCACTCTTGAGCCATTCCTGATATCCGCCTTGCCGCCACTGAGTGATATTGCTGTCGGAGATATCCGGCAAACCAGCCGCGTCACCAGGTGCGATCTTGAGCCAACGGATAATCTGTTTTCCCGTTTGCCCATCATATAGACGGCGATTGATTTCCTCCCGGACACCAGCTGGTAGCCGCGCTACTTTGCCGACTCGTTGCCGACTCATATATCGCCCTCCACTGGATTGACCTGGACTTGTTTGCGTTGATATTGAGCAACGCCCTTGCTGGTTGCCTGCCAACTCGGCACAACAGCCAGATTGTCGAAGATGGAACAAGCCAGACATTCGTCTCGCAGAAACGATACCGCTACACCAACGTCGGAAGTCTGGATGGTATAATCGACACGCTGCCGCCTGGTGAGCATGCGACCAATCGCATCTGTGGTGTAGGCATTCGGATACCGAATCGCCAGAAACTCCAGACACGCTTCCCTCAAATCAGCCTGTTGTCCGATAGTCAACATTGGATCACTCCTTCTTTCCAGCCTTCCCATTGCTGCCAACCCGCTGGTAGATTCGCGGTGTACGGACCATCTTCCATCCGACACTCAGCATCCTCCGCCTCGGTCATAACGAATAAACCGTGCCAGCCCCAGGCTGGACCCCATGAGTTCAGATTGACAGTGAACCGTATCCCGTCTTGAATAAGGCGTCCGATTCTGAGTGTGGCATGATATCCGTCCGCCTGCGTTGGCATGCCAGAGTGATCAATGCAACCGCTCGCTGGATCCGGATTAGCCCATCCCTTGTGAACATGATGCCCCTGAACCAATGGCGTGCCCAACAAGGCATGACCGGTAGATTCCCAGTTTGGATCCACGGCCAGCAACTGACTTTCAGGAGGGATGAACCCAAGATCTCGCATGGCGTCAAATCCCTGGGGCAGCAAAAGACCACTATCCATATTCTGATAAAACATTTCCCTGCCGCGCCTCCAAATCATCTCACCACTGATTTGTTGACCAGGCTTGAATGGTTCGGTTTCGGAATAGCGGCGCAGCATCAACTCCAACCAGTTTGCCCACGCTTGCCCCACGCACGACGGACCAATCTGGTTATATGTAGGAAGGCAGTAGCGGAACCAACAGAACAAAGGCGCATCGCCTATGGCAGTACTTGCACGCAGTGTCGGGACCGGCAAGATCTCCGCAGGATCCGCCGCAATGGCGCCCTGCCAGTTCCTGGGATCGAACTTCTTATTTTTGGATTGTTTCATAATAGTGTGGCTCCGGTGGAAGCTTTCCATCAGGATCGACGAGCGGACCATGATAGGGATATTGATTCGACGTGGTTGAAGAACAGCCAAACGCACAGATCAGGTTTCCTGCTATATATAGTAAGAGCGCGATCCTGAGAACCCATTCCTCTTGTTTCTGTACATAATGTTTCATTCGTTATCTCCCGAAGTACCAGAAATACCACGATCCAATTGTCAGGCCGGTCCATCTCACCCAGGCCAGAACAGGCTTCTGGAAATCCAACAGAGCGTTTCGATACCAGCGGTTCGCTTCCAGCAGACCCCAGTGATGTCCGCTCGGATCCGCCAAACCCTTGCGATGTAATTCAAAGATCCAATCATGCCCGACACCCATAGGATCCTTTATGTTGCCGTAAGGATAGACAATGTCTGGCACAACGGAGGAACCATTACTGCGAGCTTCCATACCATCCTGGTAAGCCCACCCGATCACTCGCCACACTTCGGCCCGAGGCTTAATCATTGGCAATAAAACCTTAAGGACGAACACACGATGATCTTTGTTCCATTCATCTTTCGCCCAACCCGGAAAGTCCGGATGCGCAGCCAGACCCGCACACAAAGATTGGAATTGCTCGTTCATGGTTTTACTCCCGGGCTCTACTGTCCAACTTGCCTTCGACTCTACCCAGCCCGCGTTCGAGCGTTTTGAAATCTTCCTGAACAGCCTTTTGCGTTTCCGCTATGCGTTGCGTTGCCCACTCCCGTTCCAGTCTAATCAATCGGAAGATCTGCTCATGCGTCTGAGTGTTGTGGTTATCCAACGCTTCGAACTGCGAACTGATCTTGTTGCACTGTGCATCGTGATCCACTTTAGCCAGGAAATCCTTGTATAGTTCCTCCGTCACCGGAGGTTTACGTTTAAGCGAATATAGAATACTGACCAGATTGGCCACAGCCGTCAAAACGACAATCAACATCCAAAGAAAGTTTCCTTCGTTCATGCAAAGAACGTAGCATCAAATAAGGGAACGTCCAAAGCACCATGCGGAATATGCGGAGTCAGAGCGAAAAAAAAGGAAACAGGGTTCAGTGTCAGGCTTTGAGCAGTTTAGCCAGGGCAACCTTTGCGGCCGCCTCGATCTTCTGTTTTGCGGCTGGCGTCATCTCCCCGCTCTCATTGAACGGGAAGAACGGCCGGGCTAGCAGACCAGGATGATTGACGCCCTTGACCGGATGTGCGGCCCCAGGCCAAAACAGAGCCTTTTTTGATGCTGGCAATATCTTGAACGGCTTTGTTCCAAACTGATGATATACAGCGTATGGTCGATCGGTGCCCACGGTTACCATATTGTTAGACAAACCCGTGATGCGAATACTCTGCCATAACGCCCCGGATTTCTTGAGAGGTGCGCCGCCTTTTTTCTTTACTGGCTCCCATGTCGCTGGCCGCAGCGATTCATCGTTGAATGCCCGTTTTGTCAGGCTGACCAGGTTGTTTCCCATCGCCTCCAGGACCGCCTTGGGATTGGAACAGTTCCGTGCCATCCTGGCTATTGCTGGCGATAGAGAATCGTGTGTGACTTTGAAGTTCATGATTTACTCGATAATTTGTCATGATCGCGCAGGAGCATATCCAACTTGCCTTCCACTTTGCCGATGGCGCGTTCATTGTCGCGAGCAACCATTTGCAGGGCATTCTGAATCTGATCCAATCTTGTCTCGACCCGGTTCAGATCGCGTTTGAGCGCAAACGTCTGGCATGCCCATATTGTTACGATAGGCAAATAGATCAAACCCACAATTGTTCCAATGATGATCGTTTCCATATTCATGATTACTCCTTTCAGTCCAGATATACCTTACCGGTCTTGGGATCGATGAGATCGCGTTGCATAATTTCGGCGGCCTGATCGTCTGTCAGTTGGGCTTTTTGCTCCTCGGTAAGATCGTCCCAATGTATTGTTTCGGTATTCTCAATCATGACTGACCTCCTTGAATCCATAGATGAATCCGTTTTCTTCGGCGATCTTTTGGAGCGCTTTATCAACTTCCGCTGGACTCGACGCTTTTTCGGCGAGCCGCTTCCATGCTTTCTTGACGTTATCAAATTCCTTGGCATTGAATTTGTCTCCTTGCGCGGTGATGGAATATACACCATTCGGGGTAACAGCGCGAAGTTCTTTCAGACGATACGAGAACGCAAACTCCAGATCCTTCAAGGAAAAGGCGCCGCCCGACGGATGGGAATGCGACACCACTCCGCCACTTCCCAACCTTGCCTGGCGTGGATCCATGTTTACCCTGTGCGTGTCGCCGTTTTCTACATGGAGTTTTTTGCCGTTCGCATCAAAGATAACCGCCCGCTCATGCTGGAGCGTGGACATATCGGTCTCTGTAGTCTCTATACGGCTCCGCGCTAGTTTGCTGAGGTAATCCAGCCCTCCAGCCGTATCCGTGGCTTTGCCGCCAGTTTTTCCGGCTTCCAATGTAGCGCCCTTCAGCCAATCCATAATCGTAACCCCGGAATCATCCAGTGGTTGTTTCTCTGCCCATGTCTGAAACGTTTTCCAGACTTCCGGAGCATAGCGGCCCTCGAGTTCGTCCATCGGGATCCGGAGACTACCCGGATCCCAGGAGAATGCGCCATCCTTGCCCATGGCCGTGGGGGATGCCACGATCACTGGGTGCGCGTCGCCCGTATCCAGCATGCCGCCATTCTCCAGCAATTGCGTCTGGGCATCAGACAAGATGAAACCATAATCGGACTTGTCTTCTGCTACCGCCTGCTGTTCTTCTTCCGTAATGCTCACTACCTGGCACCTGCAGCCCCAATCCCAGGGCGGATAGTGATCAGCCCAGAAAGGCGAGTCAGCGGGCAGGATAAGGCCATCCAGGGCCGCGTGTGAGTCCCGTACGGCCTCATCCTCCATCGTCATGTATTGCCAGTATGGGAAGACGTCTTTCTGCCGCTGCATCACTTCGTGCTGAGTTGCCTGGTACGCCTGGAACCCGTGGGTGCGCAGGAGCAGCTCCGCCCGTCGATTCGCCGCCGCGATCTGCGCGTCTTTCACTTCCGCCTCCGCGCTATCATCCACCAGCCAGGGCGATATGTCGTTCACGATATCCTTCTTGATATCGTCCCAATTCGCCCCTGCCGGCAGCTCCGCGATCCGATCGCGAACCTTCTGCCAAGTGTTGGCGGATTCCACGCCGCTGATTGTAAAAGCCCGCGCCTTCAGTTCAGGAAGGAATTTGTCGAACACCTCCCGCGAAACGACCGGCTTGTTCTTGATGAACGCCATTGCCTCTTCATGCGGGACAGGTTCCAGGAGATATTTGTCGTCAGTTTTCATGTTTCTCCAGTAGTGCGTTGGCGGTCATGTCTCTCAGCGTATTATCCCCAAGTCTATCGATCCGGGTGAAAAGCGACCACGTACTGCGGCCGTCCCATCCTCCACTCTTCAGATCCTCTCGCGAGGTATTGATGCTGACAACATCGTCCTCGATCTCAACTACGAGGTGTTCGACGTTGGCTTCCCGCATAGCGGCGAGCAATTCAGACAACAACATTTGGATACTCCTTTTCTACCACATTACAAGATCGCCGTGGAATGGCAGGCCGTGCGTTTTGGCAAACCACACCAGCATTCCAGGCCAGTGCGAAAACCCATCAAGTCTGGCAAACTCGTCCAGCTCGCTACGTATCAGCGCGCCACCATCCAACAATACCCCTTCGTCCAAGATCCGGACGTCGCACACCTGTTTAATCTTCCACGCTCCGAGGCGCTGACATTTCTTTGTCCGCATGCCCGTAAAGCAATAAGCCGTCTGTCCTGGCTTCGGCCTGTTCTTTCGTTTTGCTCGAATCGTCTGGTGCTTCACTTTGCGCCTAACGGCAGAGGCCCATTGTCTTTGGAAATTGTATGCTGGCATCACTTCCCCTCCAACTCAAGATCGATCACTTTGCGGTTGCGTTCGATGTATTCCAGTACCGACTCTTCGTCGAGCGACACTTCTTTTCCGAGTCTTTTCTTGGCGCTAATCGTGTCGTCCGTGTAATCCAGGTACCAGGCGGGCACCTTAAGCATTGGCTTACCCTTGAACTTTACTCCACAAGGCATCGGATCCTGATCTGTCAGTGGTTTACGCGGCATTGGCGTTCTCCTGTGTTGTCTGTTGGCGTTCCTTAATTCCCGGCCTCTTCGTCTCGAGAGGCAGACCCAGCCGCTTCTTCATGCTCTCCTTCCATCTGATCTTTGGATTAGTCACCAGATTCTGATGGATCCTGTGAATCACGTCATCGGTGAATAGGTCCATCAATTCCCGGCCCATCTTGCGAACGTGGGCGGGCTCGCAATTGATCGCCAGACGTTGCGCCAGGAAGTTGGGCAAGCCGATCCAGATGGTCTCCGTTACAAAGGGCTCTACGAGCTCCACGACGCGTTCAGGGACGCTATCGAGCATTGGCTCAATAGATACACTTGTCCGGAAGCCCGCCTGCCAGGCGCTTATCAGACTCTCCAGCCGATTCCCAAGTCTGGGCGCGTTGGGTTCCCAATAGTGCAACATCGCGTTGCAGCCCGATCCGATCGTAAACCGGAACTCAATGTTCCCGTGGTTGGGCAACGAGCAAATGAGCATGTCGATCACTTCCGGATCCGGCTTGCTTACGATCAATACCTGGTGCCCGGCTTTCACCAGGGAAATGATCGCTGCCAGGCATGCCCTAACATTTTGCTTTGTGATGTCGTGATGCGCTGGAAACATGATGCGCTGGGGTTTCCGCGAGCAAACGAGTCGCGATACCTTGTTAGAGTTGATGGGATAGTCAGACGTGGAACTATCCCACGGCCGGTCGAAACGCTTCGCCTCCGCCTTGGCGTAACAATACCGACAACCATTGGGACATCCGTTCTGGATATCGCACGTCTCTTCCGCCCATTCCTTCGTTCCAAATATCTGCTTCATTTCTTCCTACTTTCTCTTTTAGTTTAGAAAATCGACTTGCAGTACTCTTTGTAATTGGGCCGTTGTTTATCCCAGAAGTCTGTATCTTCTGCGCAACGACGTAGATGGTTGAACCATGAATCCAAGTTCATCAGTGTGTAATGTGGGGAGATCTGAACCAATTCCACGAAGCCGGCACGACCAAGCCGCAGAAGCGTATCGTAACGGTCGGTAAAGCCCAGGAATCGAGCCAGCCTACGATTAAGGCGAACCATGCGTTCTGTGTGGGGAATGGGCGTAAAGGTGCCATCACTATTCGCCTGCCAGGTACACAGTGAAATGTCTGGCGGCGCAGATGTCTTGTACGGCACAAACTTCCCCGGCGCCGTAGCCACCATCGCTGGCCTGGTGGCTTCCTTCAGGCGATCGGGGAGTGCCTGTTTCTTCATCACATCAGTGTCTTTTTGCGCCATTGATCAACCCTCCTTCAGAGGTAATTCCGGTTGCGCCACTGCGGCAGAGCGCCGCGCCTTGAAAACGTTTTCCGCCTCGAGTGCGGATACGGCCTTATAAACTCCACGCCGTCCCTTCCTTCCAACCAGTTCCACAAAGCCAAGTTCAAAGAGTTCAGTGATGCGCGGCGCAATCGACAGCACATCCTGGTTGTTATGCGCAGCCAGTTCCCTGACCGTGCAAGGCCCCGATTGCGCAAGCATCAGATGCACGCGACAGCGATCGCCATCCACACGATTCATCACGTCAGCCCAGGTCTCATTGCGTAGATCAATGGGTTTCATGAACACCTCCTGTTTTGTCCAAGACAGTGGCACGGGCATCTTGCCCGTGATTCATGGGCGGGACGCCCATGCCACAAGAGAGTTTGCGCCGCAGTTGCGAGGCCCGTCTCCGGACGATGTAGATCGCGTGCCAGAGTTGTTTTTCGGAGGCCTGGTCAAGCGTTACCCCGCGCGCATTGCGCAGGAAGCCCGCCGCGTAGTCGCGGGCCTGTGGCAGAACATCCGCCGCTGCCTTGCATTCGCGTTCAAACCGGGCCATAGCCCACGAATGCGGTTCGGTCGCAGCCCTGACCCGCACCTGGCTTGCCTGCTCTTTCTTGCCCAGAAGACTCAGGAAATGCGCCTTCAGGAACAAGAAGTCTTCATTGGTGCAGACCGTCAAGGAACCACGTTCGACCGCCAGTTTTTGCTCCGTATGCCGCCACTCGTCCAATGTCTGACCTCTGACCTCTGAACTCTGACGTCTGAACTCGTATGCCCGCCGAGCCAGTAAAACGAGTTCCTTCTTCTGCTCGTTCGAGAGCGGTGCCATTGCTGCACCTGCTATTGCTTTCTTTGTGTGCGTGTCCATACTTCCTCCAGCATTAACCGTCGATTTGTTTCGGTGTAGTTTCCCAACTAAGCCGGATAAACGGCGACCGTTTCAGTTCGTCTGAGACTGCATCACTCTTCAGGCACCAGAGGCTTACCCGCATGCCAAGAATGAATCCGCCCACCAGCGCCATCAAAACCAGTGCTATCAGTGCAACTATATTCATACTGTCTCCTTTGGTTCATGCCAGGCCACTACGATCTTGGATTTAGGCATGCCTTCTTTATCCCGTGCCAGGCAGGCCGTGATGAATTGCGGAGCTTTATCTCCCAACAGTTCCGTCGCCCTGGTTCGGAATTTCTTGCCGTCCTCAATGCGGTTCTTCCAGGTGAGTTTGAAGAACTCCTTCAAACTTCCGGCCGATACCGCCTTGATTTTGAGATGGGCCGGAGAGTCATCAGCGAACCCGCCGATAATTGCGTCCGCCGTAAAGATCACGGACACCTGTTTGTCCGACCCCTTGGCGATCCATTGCCGGCCTTCGCGGTCCTGGTCCTCCAGGGGGATCTGGTCCCCCTTGAGACCCGCCGCTGTCAGCCGGCCTTCGATCTTCTTAAGTTCCTCCTTAAGAAGTTCGATCTCTTCAATGATTTTGAGGCCACGATCTACGTCTTGTTGTATGCTCATGAGTGCAAACGTCCTTTCAGGATTGCCGCCCTCTTCTCCAGTTTGCGCACTTCAACGTCGTAACCTTTCAGGATGGAGGCGAACTCTGCGCGTGCCTTTTTCAAGGCGGCCGCCTCGAACTTCTTTTGCTCGTTCAACATCCTTTCGATCGATTTCAATTCCTTCCGCCATTCCTGTCTCATGCTTTTACTCTTCATGCTTTGCTTCCTCCTTTTGCCAGTGACTCCCTCAACTCCACAGCCCGTGACTCTCTTCGTAGGATCTCGATGGCCAGTTCCAGTTCCTCGACATCCTTCTGCAGGTCATCTGCCCGTCTCCTGTTCATGCCATACTCGTCATCAGTACGCTGCCACTCGGCAATGTTCTCCCTATACTCCATGGCATGATTGCCAATGATCGCTATGGCACGCTTGAACATGGTTATTTGCGCTCCTGTGCTGGCAGAAGTTCGTGAACGGCCGCCTCAATCATATCCCCGTCCAGATCTTCTCCGTTTTCGTCGGCATTCATTCTGGCCAGTTCAACACTATCCGCCAACAACCGTAGGTTTCCCCCGCGTCGTATTTCCGGCAGGATCCGTTCCGCCAGGATGCGGCAATCACTGAGCGCGGCTGAACAGGTGAGATACTTTTCCACGTCCTTGAGCGTCAGACCACGAGCCCAACGGGTGTCTATGGGTTTCAGAGATCTACCCAGGAGTTGTTGCGCTTCTGCCGTGGCATCCGTGGATCCGTTCACCAGGCGATTCCATGCGGTAGGATAAATGCCCACCATAACCTTGGCCCGTGTCTCATTGATAATGCTCTTCACGAGTTTCATGAGAAGAACGCCACCCTCGTGCATTTCGTCAACACAGATGGTGATTGGGTTAGCCTTAAGATGTTCGATCACATTGCGAAAAGTCGAAGCTGCCGATAACCCTTCAGCGCATCCAAGTGCCGATGCCAGACCTCCAGCGATCTGCATTCTTGAATCCTTCCAGGTCTCATTGGCCGAGACATAAACTGCTTCCGTTGGATTCAGTTGGACAATGCGACGCAAGGCCGCGCTCTTTCCTGTGCCAGTGGTCCCGATAATCCAGACACAACGTCGATCGGTCTCCGTGCCCTGGATGATGTGATATGCCTTCTGGACATAGTTGGCGATCGGCAGGTCATCAAAATATATGGCCAGCGCACTGCCGCCATCGATCTCGACAACAAACGACATTAACTTGTGTTCCCACTTGTCGAGCCGCGATCCGAGTTCTTTCCAGTCGCGTTTGCACAATCTCTCCCGCCAGGTCTTTGATGTACCCACATACTTCTGATACCGTGCCACGAACTGACTATCATTCAGTTTGAGCGTCTTCTGATGTTTCTCGATACGTTCTACCAACTTGCTGATTTTGTCCTGTTGTTCTGTCATGCTTTTTCTCCTTATGCTTTTTACCAACCTCATGCTTCGACCAAATCCATGCGGTTCAAAATTCGTTTGCGGATAGGAGGCCGGGCGTCGGTGCGCCCGGACGGAGTGTCCCGACTGGTGGGCGGGACGGAGATGTCCTTACTATCTTCAGGACTGCCGGCAAGGGAAGCATGAACCCTGTCGGTATCGACCGAATCTCCTTTTGGCATCGAACGTATATCGCTTCGCACAACACTCGCCACAGATCCGCGACCATCACGCGCCTCAATCGCGGATGTGGCACGCTTCCCGAAAATCCCGGTACCGGCGTACGCCTGGACAAAGGCGCGATGGAAGCGCTTGCCACGATCCATGCTCTCTGCCACCTGGTCGCTGTAACCAAAGAGCGGCCGCGAGGTTTCCCATTCGGCATGTCCAATCCATTCCATAAAACTCCAGTTGTGTATGTTGCGCGAGCCAGTCTCCAGGTTGTAGATCTCTGCTCCGGCTGCCGGATTGGAATCGTCGAACGACATCATAAGTTTGTAACCCGCTCCGAGTGTTCCGAAGAGTTCAGGAATCGTGAAGCGGAAGGAATCTCCGCCCATCTTCTTTTCCACGCATCCCTGACGTATTTCTGTTTCGAGCTTGATTGGCATGAAGACCCCCATGTCTTTTGGTTCCAGTCTGCGGAGTTGAAAACGTTGTGTGTCCCGGATCCAGCGTTCGTCGGGAACGCCCTTCTGAATGCGGCCATATTTTGACTTTGAGTTTGCCCAGACCATCGCCTTGAGATCGTTCTGCAACGCCTCGGCGATGTGTTCAATTCCCGCTTCTCCTGGGTGCATTGCTCCCAACTGGATCCGGGAAATGAGTTTGGCTTCCTTTTCCATCTCGCCACGGACGCGTCCAATATCCGGAGCGCCCTCAAAAAGAGACTGAATGCTTTGCAGATAACCGAAGCCGGATTCGATCAATGCCTTGCCTTCAGACGTGTGAACATGTTCCACCAGGAACCCGAGACTGCTGAGCCCACCAACCACTCTGCTGCGTTCCTCATCAGCCGCCCACACGCTCTTGCCATCCACGGTCTGAGCGGCCCAGCAACCTTTCTCCAGAATCCAACCGATGCGCGGTTTGCCGTTATCGGCCAGCGTGGCATTCATGTGGCGCAGAACGTCGGCGGATGTGTATGCATCGCGAGCGCAACCTACGAGCGTCAGGCCCAGCCACTTGCCTGCGGCATCCATCGTGTAGAGTCCCTGGCGACCCAGCGCCACGCCATACTTGCGGGCTAGTTTGTCGCCACGATTCGTGCGGGTCTGGATCTCCGGATCTGAAAGTTCAAACCAGAAGTATCGGTTACGGCTCATGTCATCCGAGATGTAGAGATCTCCTGCCATCAAGTCGCGTGTCTCGTTGGTGACCGGATCAATCACCGTGCCATTGTGACGGCACTTGAACCCGATGTGCTGATACGCCACCGGGCCCCGTATCCGCGCTTCCATTTCCGGCGTCACATTGCAGGCACGCCGTAGCGAGAGTGGCACCGCGTGTGGATTAGGCATTGCTATGATCTTGTCGCGCAGTGGATCCGGGCAAAGCGGATCATCCGCAAAATGCTGAACTGCCAGCGCCACTGACCCGCACTTCAACACCTGCCTGCGCAAACGATCCACCGCATCCTGCGAAAGATTTCCGGCAATTGATTTCCGGCCGGTGGAACATTTCTTAAGCAATGCACGCGGCTCGCCAGCGTCCGCTTTGACCCGGCGTTGAAGCCAGCGATCGATCGTTGATTTACTCATGCCACACGGATTGTGTCCGGCCAGCAAAGCGTCGGTGATACGCACCGCCTCCTGGTATTCCGCCACTTCCGTTGGTGTGAGAGCTTCGATCATTGATCCCTCGCAGGATTAATTATTTCGCCTTGAGAGCCTTGATGAGCGCCTGTTTGTGATGAGGCTTCCAGGTCTCAGAGATTGCCATTATGTTCGCCTGGTAGAGCCCTTCCGGCATCGCCTTGAACATTTCCATGGCCCGGTCAGACGCCCACTCTTCGGTCTGCCGTTTGTCCTTTACGTTCCACTTGATCTTCCCCCAATTCTGGAACGCCTTACAGACTGTGGTGATGGCGGCGCCGGCGAGTCTGGCATAGTTGGCGTCAGCTTTGCCTTTTTGCTCTGCATTCTTCCCCGGGTCTGCGCTCTTCCATCCACGCAAACCCATGTTTCCCTGGAGGACAGCGATGCGAACTGACTGCGCCTGCGTATCCGCCGACTTGTAACTCTTATCTACCGCCTTCAGGAGTTCAATTCCGGCTATGACTTCTGCTTGATGACAACCGAATTTTGCCGCGATGGCCGTGCTGGTAAATTCTCCGTAACTGCCATTTGGCAGTTTCGGGGAAACATTGGTGTTTTCGCTTGTTTTGGCCTGGGATCCAGTTTTCAGGTTTTTGACTCTTCCGCCGTAGTTTTCTGCCGCTTGCATGACTTTGGCTTTGTTGCACTCCAAGTAGGCCAGAACGCGTTGAGAAACCGTGCCTTTGCGGCGACTGATTAGGTTGTCTGTGATGAATTTGCGGACGTCCTCACATTCGACAAGTTCGCAATCGAAGACCACTTGACCCACCGCGACTCCTTTATCGAACCGGTTGCATCCATCGATGATCAAATAGTGATCCTTCTTTTCGTCAGCGATAACGATCAGACGTTGATAAATTCCGTTTGCCGTGATCGATTCTTTGATCAATGATTGATCGTTATCATCGATCAACAGATGTGCTTCCGGATGTTTCTTGAGATATTCAACCGATACTGCGTCCATATGTTTGATCTTATTGATGAGCATTATTTACCTCCCATTTCATTTTTATTTTGTCTGCGGCGGCGTTATACGCCGCCGCAGACTCCACGGCTTGCCTGACCCTGCCCCGCCTTGCCCCGCCACGCCGTGCCGTGCCTGGGCCGATTATTCATTTGCCAAATCCCACTGACGAATGACGAATGATTGTGATGTCTGTTTCGATCTGCGAAAGTAGTTGCCGGATGCGCGGCGCGGATGAAATTGGCACCTGGCCGAGGTCTTGTCCCTGGCGAAGCGCATCCAGAATCGCCGCCGAGATTTCCAGTTGCTTCAGCGCTTTGTTTGGCGCGAGAACCTGCACCTCGACGGTGGCTACCTGTGGCTTTGTGCGACTCATGATTTGCCTTTCCCGATGGTGTCCATTCGGTTATGTTGTCTCGATGAACACTGAACTTTTGGAACAAGAGGTAACTTGTTTGAAACACCAGGTCGTCGTCCTTGAGGCTGACGTTCGCAAGCTGAATCGTGCCATTGGACGTCTGGAGGGAAAGGTTTTTGGGACGAAGAGTTTCGATATGCCAGGCAGTGGCTTAGATAACCCTCCACGCGCCCGAGACTGCGAATCGCCTGAATGAGTTGGTCTCGGATCCAAGTGGGCAATGCCGGCAGCAGCACAGTCGTTAGACTCTCACCCGCCGCCGCCACCGTTTTGTGCAACGTCTTAACCGCATCTGTTGGCTTTGTGCGACGCATATTATTTCCCTTCCTGGACTGAAAGGATTGAAAAGATACGGCCCAGATCCCTCTCGATTTTCCCTAGAATTTGGGAAAGCGGGTTGATTTGATTGTGGCTCGGAATCGGAAAATCTGACAGCGGCTCACCCGTCACGATCGTAGCCATTTTCGGTGCGTCAACTGCATCAACTGCAATTATTCCCGGGTCATACTCGCGGCCTAATTTTCCATCGCATGGGCACGTTTCACCATCGCGCCTAGCGAAAAGACATTGTTTGAAATCGCATCGGCCAGTCAACCAGTCAATTGTTACGTTGCAACGAGCCGCTATATCGATCAAGGTTAGCACTCTTGGTGTGCGGATTTTCTCGTACCGCCAATATGCCTGTTGGTGTATGCCCAAGAGCTTTGCCATGTCAGACTGGGAACGCCCTGCTCTCAGGTACCTGAGACGTTCTTGCGTCGTTGGTCTCTTCGTCATGCTCATGCTTCTTCCCTCCTGTTTTTAGTTGCCCAAACCCAACTCCCGGCGTAACCTTCTCCTGATCTCGATCGAAAGGCGGCCCTGATGAGGACGTGTGATAGCGTAATAAACGGTAGGTTGGAGATAGCCGCGCAATTTGGCCCAACTGGCGATCGTCATGCCTCTGCGCATCAACTCAGCCCGGACATTCATTGGATCAGTAAAGGTGGGCTCTTTATCGGTTTTGCTTTTCATAGAACATAAACTACAGGACACTGCAATAACATGCAAGCACAAAACTACAGTTTTCTACAGTACGAAAAAAGGCTGAAAATTCTTCATGTTCGCACACAGAAAACATGGGAAGAATTGGCGAAAGATTTAGGTTTAAGCGTCTCGATGATCTATCAAGTTGCCCGTGGATCAACAAAGTTAAGTGCTAAAGCTGTTTATCGTCTTGAACAAGTCGAACGTGCTGCCGGGATCGAACCACCGCCAGTCACAGTAGAAGCAGCCATTGACCGCCAACGTACAGCGACCGAAGTTGATGCGGATTTTTACAAGTCAGAAAATGCACGGCTCCTTCTTCAAGACATTCGCGAGACACTCCAGAAAGTAGTACATGCTGATAATCAAAGCAAACTTCGCGAGGCAGTTTTTGAAGCGTTAGGATCGCTTAAAATTGTCATCAAACTGCTTACCCCATTGCTCCAATCTTCCAAAGATTCCCCAACGAAAAAACAGCCCGGATTCGATCAACAGAAGGAGGACAGGAAAGCATGAAATACAAAGTCACGGCGTTACAAGATGTTCGGTTTCTGGCGCATGTACGTGGTACAACGCCGGATAATATTGGCGGGATCGTTTTGCACCGCCCAACCGAATCATTGCAATGGCTATCTTTAAAGGCTGGCCATTCGCGGAAGGATTTGGGCAGAGTCGAGGGAGTTGACCCCAGTTTTGTTCCGGACGAAGAAGCCATTTCTGTCCGTGGCGTTCGTAGCGTTCACCTAAAATACGACGAAGCCTCTTTGCCGCAGGAGTTTTTTGATTTGCTGCGCGTAGAACTGCAGGATGATTCCACTCCCCGGAAAGACCGTGCGGTATAGGGAATAAAGTTGCCACAACAAAACCGTTTTCGTCTCTGAAACGTCTGACTCGTTGTTTGTTTTTCATCTCGTTATCCGTCCTTTCTTAAGCCTCGTGAGGTCCTGCTGGTTCAAGACGGAGACGCGCACCTAGTGAACGCAGATGTGGTTTCAGTGGTGCGTCTGGTCCCCGATGTTTTTGCGGTAACAATATGTT